GTAGACCCTGCGCTCTTCACGTAAAACGCTCAACTGCTTCTGAAGGTCTGCGAAAATTCCGCCGTAGTCACTGGCCTTGATTTCACGCCCAGTAGCCTTCGCCAAAGAAATGATGCTCTGCGCCAATTCAACGTTGCTTCCATACAGCCCAATCCTATTGTCGTAGTATTCCTGTACGTTAGTCAATTTCTGTTTTGCAAGCGTATCCTGTTCTTTGCGAAGGTCTTTAACCGTGTCCCTTGTGTCCTGGGCGAGTTTGTACCATTTCTCGTAGTCGCTAATCAGTTTGCGGGTTTCCTCATCGTACATTTCGATGTCGATGATGCCACCCTGGATTTTAGAAACGATGTCGGCAGACAGGCCACCTGTTCGAGCCACGGTTCCGGCCTGGGCCATGTACCTGTCATACGCCTCGTTGTTAGCGTCAATGCTCTTGGTGTTGGATTCTATGGCCTCGGTCAGTTTTTCGTTCTGGTCGGAATACTCTACCAACGCCTCTGACTGTTCAATAACGTTTTGCGTGTGTTTGCGCAGCCGGTCAAGCAGGGTCGGAATCCAATCAACGAGATCGTCCTTGCCCTCTTTCTTGCTCCCACCGCTGCCCCCACTGCTCTTTTTCTTGACGCTGGAGCCAGGTTTGTCGCCACCAGTGGCGGTTACATCCTGAGAGCCCTTGACAAGTTTGCTAACACCTTCTGTAATCGCCTTCGGCGCCTTTGCTACAAAATCAATTGCGCCGCCCACAAAATCGCTGACTCTGCCCACAAACCGACCGAGGAAACTGCTTCCGGATGCGCCTAACGCAAACGCCTGCCCGGATAAGCCCTTCTGAGACCGCCTAAATAATTTTTTGGTTTCGTCAGCAGGCAGAATTTCTTCGCCGCCCTTGAGGTTGACGAGTTCTGGCCCACCGTGACCTACGGTGTAAAAACCATCTTCTGAAAACACAGTTTCAACGCCATCCTCGCCTGTGAGGGCGATACCTCTTTTGGCCTTCTTGGTGCCCTTAGCGTATGCTGGCCCACCCTCGTTGTCCGTGACGACCTTGATTCTGACAACCCTACCGTCAACGGTACGGATAAAGTCGTCAACGGCCTTCATAGCGTCCTTTGTGTCAACTACAAGCGGCTTTTCTTTTGCTTCATTAGCCTTGTCCAAAGCGGCCTGATAAGCGTCAAGCGCGCCGAGGTCGCCAGGGCTAAGTTCGCCCAGGATTTCTTTGCGCCTGTTAAGTTTCTCAACAAGGGATTCAAGATGGGCAGTCCATGCCTCGCCAGTTTCGTGGTTAGCCCTTTCTTTTTCGAGGCTGTCCTCGGTTATCTTTCTGAACGCCCCACGAATTTCTTCTGCGCTAATCTTCCCCGCTTCAGTAGTTTCCTCGATAACCGCACTTGTAGAATCGCCTAGGTGCTCAAGAGAAACTTCTGCATCTTCCAGTGATTCCTCTATGGCGTTTCCGGTGCCCTGCCAGGCTTCCGTTGTTGCCTTTGCGATGTCATTGATTTCGTCCGTGTATGTGGACGGGTCGCCAAAGTCGAAGATACTAACCTCTGCATCCTCTAACTCTTTACTGGCGGACTCAGCACCGTCTTTAATCGCCTGATTTGCGCCATCCCAGAAATCAAGAATCTCTTCTGGTGAAGACTGGTAGCCAGTCCCGCCATGCAGGACAGAAAGAGGGGGCGTTTCATCCTCGGGGTCGTGTTCATCAATCTTGTTTTGGAGTGCTTCAAGTCGCTTCTCTGCATCAGACAGTTTTGTATCATCAACTGTGATTGTTGCAGTCCTGTCTCTTGCAAGGTTTGTAAGTTCGCTCTCTACGGTGTCAACACCAGAAGAATCAACATGAAGGGTGGTTTTCGGGGGCTTCTTCTCGTCAGTAAGACCCTTAATGTCAGCAATTGCCTTTGTATAGGAATCTTTCTGGGCGTCATAAAACAGGACTTTTATGCTGTAGTTCGGGTCGTTTTCGTCAGGAGGGGTCAGCCCTGCAAGGGCCTCTTCGAGTTTGGTTGTGTCCCCGGACACCTTCGCGTCAGCAATTAGCGTCTGGGTTTCCTTCAGGTCATCAATCATGCCTTGGAGCAAATCAAGTTGCTCTTTGGCGTCCATCGTCAGTTTGGCAGGAACGCCAATCTTCTCGGCAGTGAGTAGGTAATCCTCTATCGCTTTCCGCTGTTCTTCCAGTTGCTCAACAAGCGTTAATTCTGCGTTGACCTGCACAGGGTCAGCCTCGGCCTCGTCCAATTGCTTCTGAATATCGTCACGGGCGTCCTCTGCGACTTTGATATCGGCCCCTGATGCCCCAGTGCGCTTCAGTTCTTCGAGTTTATCATTTGCTTCTTGTAGGCTTGCTTTCAGAGCATCAATCCTGGCAATAGCCTCTGACGAGTCAAAGGCTCTTTCAGCGATATTGATGTCCCATCCGTAGTCGCGCAAGGCAACGAACATCAACCTTGCAGCGTCCTCTGTGATATTGAGCTCCTTAGCAATATCTTGGATGTTCGCTTTCTGAGTGGACAGATACTTGCCAGTCTCGTCCTTTTCTAAAAAGCCCTTGCCAAACAAGTCGTCAACAAACAGGCCAAGCCCTTCACCATCTTCGGTGAGGTATTTGCCCATTGACTTCATGTAGGCGTCAATGGCAGCCTTGCCCTTCGCACTGACCTCTTCCGGGATTAGCAGGGCTTCTGCGGCTTTGAATTTGTTTGTGCCGACCTTGCCGCTCTCTAAACCTTCCTCGATGGCTTTGCGTGCGACAGACAACTCATCGTAGCCGTCCCCGGCTTCAGGCGCATTTTTAGCATCAAGCCACCGTTTGTACGCAGACGTAGCATAGTTTAGTTCGCTTGCAAGAATGTCGTAGGCTTTGATTTCGTCACGGATTTTATCTTGCGATAACTTGAACCCATCAATCTGGTCCGACATCCTCTTGCGAAGTTCTTCGTAGCCATCAGATGCGTCCCCAGTAGATTTCGCAAGTTGACCGAGAGCACCCTCCATCAAAGCAATTTGGATGGCGTTGCTTTCATACTCGGCAAGTTTCTGCGCTTTATTAACGCCAATCTGCGCCCGCATTTCGTTTTGCTTAGATGCAATGAGGGCATCAAGTTTTTGCTTGTTGACGGTTAGATAGCCATTTGTATTATCAACCGTAGCGGCGTAGTCGATTCCGAGGGCAATTAGATTGTCGTACTCGGCCTTTGTGATGGATGCGTGATACTCGCTATCAGCAAACGCCTTGTTAGCAGTTTCTGCCGCTTCCTTCAGGGCTGCCACATTCTCTGTGAGCGTGAACGATGTGAGAATGTTGCGGACGCTTTGCATCCGAGACTGCAAATCTTCCCAAGAGATTTGAACGCCTTCGGGGATTTCAAGAGACTCAGCAAGTCGCAAGTCGCCAAGCGACATCGTTTCTGCCATATCGTCAAATTCATCAAGCAAGAACCCTTTAATCCTATTAAGAGTTCCCTTGTAAGAACTTGGATCGCTGAACGTTTTTCTTAAAGCGTCTGCGACATCGCCAACCACTCCAGCATCAGAAATCTCGGCGCGTAGGTTAGCGTAAGCCTTTGAGTATTCTCCAATAGAGATGCTACCATCCCTAAAAGCAGTTTCGGCGTCAGAGGTGCTTTGGATAACCGATTTCAACCTGTTGTCCGATGTCAAGGGGTCAAGCACGAAGTTGTTTATATAATCCATCATGCTTGTAATTGAACTAAACCGGAGCAACAGTTCGCTATCCAGAGTTGCTATAACATGGTCTACTAATGCTTTTGTTTGTGCGTCAGCAGACTTGTATGCCTCATCCCCGTGTAGGAAGGATGGAATCATTATCCTGCGCCCACTTGCGGCGCTCTCAATTTCAGACGCTAACACCCTTTGATAAGAGTCTGCAAACCTCTTGAGGGAAGCGATACTTTCAGGGGGGAGTTCACCGAAATCATAGAATCCGATTCCAGCCAAAACCTCGGTCAGAGGCGGCATCTGTGGCAAATCTTTAATACCAGATTCGCTGAGGATGTCACCAAAAACCTCATAGATTCCGCTATGGAGTGTTAGGCTGTTCAGGCCGGACTTTAATGCCCCCTGCAAATATTGGATTGCTGTGGCACGAGTGTTCAGGGTTGGGCCAGAAAAGATAGAGCCTTCAGAGAACTTGGTAGCAGAGTCTTTGAAAACAGCAGCAGCGTTGCGGATTACTTCGTCATGGTGCAATGCTTTTTGCGCTTCATAAGCCTTGTTAAGTTCCTCTACGCTTGACTTGACCCGCAGTATGGCGTTGCCTTGCTTGTCATACCCAGACACCAATTCAGGGAACATGCTTGCAATTTGGTTAGTAAGTTGGTGATATCTTCCGAACTCATCGGATGTCAGAGAAACGTTGTTTCCAAAACTGTCAACGCCCCTACCCAACCTCTCGAACTCAGCGCCGATATCGCTAATCGTTTCTTTTGTGGTAGCAAAAGTGTCGTTTGCTTGCTTCCAGTTATCTGAAAGTTCTTTTGCTTTGCGGGCATTTTCTTCTGCTTCCCTCTTGAAATGCCCATAGATCATCCTGATAGCGCCAATCGCTACAATAACGCCGGTGAAAGCAAGTTGAGCAGAGGAGGCCGCAAGCCCGGCGCCTCTCATTTCTTTAGAGAATTGCGACAGACTTCCTTTTGACGCAACGGCAGACTTCCCTATAAAAAGTATCTTGTCTCCAATGCTGGAAAGTCCTGCAAACAAGCCCTTGAAAATCTTCCCAACCTTGCTTCCGCCCGAAAAGATTGAGAAAATGGACATCCCTGTGAAAATCGTGTTGAACGCACCGAATTTATCAATCAGCGTTACAAAAGCGGATGTCATGTCTACAAGGAATTTGATTAAACCAGAGTTAACTGTGTTCTGTGAAAATTGCTGGAAGGCAGAGGATAGATTGTTTAGTTTCCCTTGGATAGAATCAAGGAATTTTTCGTTCTCGGTTCTGGCAGAACCCGCGCTGTTTGCCGCGTCATCTGTCGCCTTACGCACAGAATCAAAGCCGTCAACAATGGCGTTGAACACAGTGATCTGCCGCTTACCTGCGCTAAGCTCCCCTAGGTATTGCTTTTGCTTAGAGGTCAGTTGAGGCCATACGGCAGACAGGTCTTGAAGAATGTCGTAGGTGGATCGAAGTTCGCCATTATAGTCTTGGATGTCAATGCCAGCGATTTCCTTGAAAGCCGCTTCGAGTTTGGGAGCAAGACCATCAATGGCCTCCCCGTCATCTCCAACACCCCTCAAGCGCTGAGTCAAAACAACTAGCCCGCTGGATACCTTTTCGATGTTCCGCAGAGGCTCGTAACCACCAGTAAGCAGACCCATCGTTTGCGCCATCGTGTTCCCGGCCTGGCGCATGGTGCCAGACGTGCGCTGTACGCCTTCCGCTAGCGCAGCAAAGCCAATAGCGTTGTTGTTGGCGGTGTTGTTAAGAGCGTCAAGAACCATTTCTGCGTCATTGGCCTCAAGTTTGAAACCTTTCAGCGCAGCAACGAGGTTAGATGATGCTTGTGAAGCAGATTCAATCCCGTCACCAACGTTGATCATCATGTTTGAGAACTTCGCGAGATTCAGAGAATCTTCAACTCCATAGCCCGCCTGAATCCAAATAGCAGAAGCGTTCAGAATCTCTTTTCCAGTTCTGGCGAGTTCACGACCAACATCAAATGCCCGTTCTGTGAACTTCGCAAGTTCGGCATTGCTCAAGTCGGCAATCTTATTGAACTCAACAAGTGCGGTGTCCAACTCTTTAACAGAGTTAATCATGTTCCGAACGCCACGATAGGCTTGCATCAGGATGGTCGACGCAGAAATCCACAGCCCGAACTTCCCAAGAGCATTCTTTAATTCAGCGCCCAGGTTGCGAGCGTCCGCACCTGCGGCCCTGACATTAGACTTGAACGCAGCCAACTGCTTGTTGAAGTTCTGCAAATTAGTTGCGTCTAACTGTTGGGCAGCAAGTTTTAACTGATTAAACTCTGCGACCAATTGCGGGTTGCTCTTGAACTTACTCCACTTGACTTCTAACTCATCAAGGCTGGACTTTGCCTTCCTGATTTGGTGTTCGACACCTGCGAGTTTGGTCTTTGAGCCAATGGTGTCATTAAAAATTTTAGACGCCTGAGTCGCAGACTTAAATCTTGCGTCAAGCCCAGCAACCTCTGTTGCGAGTTGTTGGAACTCGGCACTTGCAGGGTCAAGTCCCTCCATGCTGGCCTTTAACCTGCCATACTCCGCAATAAGAGAGTTAATATTATTCCGCAGATTCGTAACACCAGAGGTTTGCCCATCCATACCTTGAAATCCGAGCATGGCATTAAGATTGCCAACCCTATCATCAATGGTCGGAATGGGGGACTTCATCGCCTCGCGCGACTCAGCCTTGATTGTCTTGAACCTTGACTTTAAGATGTCAAATTGGTTCAGGAACTCTGTCATTCCTTCCGTATTGAAAGCACTTGAAAGCGTAGCACGTAATGAGTCTACGCCAGCCCTCATTTCGTCAGTGTAGAGATTGGCCTTTTCCATGTTTGCAACAAAGGTAGAAATGTCATTCCCCTTCATCGCCTTAATCGTGCCAATATCCTTTGCCCGCAGGTCAGTAGCCATCTTGCTGACAATCTGCCCCTGCTCATTTAGTTTCGCAGTAATTTGGGTTTCGGTCTGCATGTATTTGCGCCTACCCAAATCAAACTGTTGGACAACATTCACCTGGCGACCCATGGCGTCTGTGCCGGATATGGTTATCCTCGCAACACGCTCTGCCGCCCCCTCAACTTGTTTGAAAGACTCGGAGATTTTACTAACTTGGATATTCTGTTGAGCCAAACTGTCGGTCGCCTGTTTAATCGCGTCCTTGCCAAGACCGAGCGCATTAAGCCTCTCTTTGAGTTTTCCGATTGCACCTTCTTCAATGCTGACAGGCATTTTAATCCCGCCAGAACTGCCAATAGTTTGCTCAACCTGTTGTTTTGCTTCCTGCGTTATGGCGCGAAACTGCTTTACAAAATGCTCTCTGTCAACACCATACTTAACACGATGAGCAGTCCCGCCCCTCGTAGCCTCGCTCGTTGCGCTTTGGATTTGCCTCTTGAGGTCTACACCGTCAAGTTCAACCCTAGCCTTTACGATAATCTCTTTCGCAATATCCTTGAGTTGCGATTGCATGTCGGCAGTATCTAACTCTGCCTTTATTAAAATCTTCAGATCATCAGCCATTATCCCACCTCACACGAATATGGCTGACAATCATATAACGGTCAGCCCTTGTTCCTTCAGCCTCTTCTTCATAATTGCTTTTAGTGTGCCACCCTTTGCAAGTTCGTCCCTTGTCGGCCCAATAAACGGGCGTGGCTCTTTATACGGACTCCCCTGCCTGGACGAATAAGAGTATTTCATTCCTTTATATCCATGTCCGAACTCAACAAGTTCTGCCAAGTTCTTAACCGTCTTGTCAAACCTGCCCCCATATGAAAGGTTGGCCTGCGCAATATTTTTAATGACAAGAGTGCCGTTCTCCATTTTCCCCTCAAAGTTCACGGGGTCAATCAAACTACGTCCTGTACCATACCTTCGTCCGTACTCCGTTGGTGTATGCGCACCGTAGACAAATGCTCGACCAAGAACCTCCGCTATCTTGGCAACGTCCTGCGTCACTTTGTTCAGCAGGGCGTGCTCTATTTGAACTTCGAGGTATTTTTCCAATTGGGGCATTGATTTGAAAACCATAAAATACACCCCCAACTAATATGTGTACGGCAAAGTGATGTACCCCATGCCTGAAGGCAGGGGCTTCCTGTTCGATAGCCCCTAACGGGCTAAGCATAAGCAGGCTATCCCCGTGCATCCCACGGTTCCTTGTCTGCTTATTGTGCGGTTGCTAATTGCAACCCTACGTCTCTTATGTTGATTGCAGCGTTTATGTCTCTGCTATGGTGTGCTCCGCACTCGCAAGTCCACTCTCTGTCCGAAAGCGTTAGCTCCTTGTTGACATGTCCACATTCGTTACATGTCTTGCTTGATGGGAACCACTTGCCTATTTTAGAAAACACCTTGCCACGATCTGCAAGTTTGTACGCCAAGAACTCCCTGAACATTCCAAACCCGTTATCATTCGTAGACTTCCCAAGTTTGAGCGCCCCAGCCATCCCACGCAAATTGATGTCCTCTACACAAACATAGTCCCATTCGTCCGCAAGCGACTTTGATTTCTTGTGCATCCAGTCCTTCCTGCGGCTTGAGATGTATTCGTGTATTCTGGCGACCTTGACTTTTTGCTTGTTATAGTTGGAACTGCCGGGCTTCATCCTTGATAGTTTGCGCTGTTCTCTCGCAAGCCGTTCTTCGCCTTGTCTGTAAAATCTCGGATACCCTGCTTCGTTGCCTTGGCTATCGACATAGAAGTGTGGGCTTGAGTAATCCAGTCCAAGCGCTTTTGACTTGTCAAGAATCGGTGTTGGTTGCTCCCATTCGTACTCTGTAAGAATTGAAACGTGATATTTCCCAGATGGGCTTAGCGAAATCGTGCATGACTTTATTTTGTGTCCATCAGGTATTTGCCTGTGCTGCACAACTTTAACCCACCCAATCTTGGGTAACTTTATTTTTCCGTCTGCGATTCGTATGTTGTTCCCCTGATTGTTTGTGGTGTACGAGTTGCGCCCAGATTTCTTGCTTTTGAATTTCGGAAAGCCGATAGACTTATCTCTAAAAAAGTTCTGATATGCCCGCTGTAAATTTATCTGAGCGTTGCATAAGGCAAGGGAGTCAACTTCTTTCAGCCACTCAAACTCGCTCTTGTACTGGGCAGGCGTATTGTTCAGCGTTGTACCGAACTCGTTATAGTGCTTGATTTTATCCGACAGCATCATATTATATATCGCCCTAACACAACCAAATGTTTTAGAGAGCATTACCCTCTGTTCTTCGTTTGGGTGTATCCTAAACTTGTATGCCTTGTTGAATAGCACGGCTGACCTCCTTCCAGAAATTCTTGCAGCCTTATATCCCCATATCTAAAGCAAGGGGATTTACGGCTGTTCCGTTAAGGCGGCGCAGTTTCCTCAACTGCTCTGCGCCATCCCTAATGCACCGATTTCTACTCTTGTACCAGGCCTCAATGTTTTTACGCACGGAGACTTCATAGATTCGATATTGTGGTTGTTGCATATCATATGCACTGCTAATCAAGTCTAAATAGTTACTTGGTTTTACAGGAAGGGGCATCCTCACCAGACAACACCTCCCAACCTTCCACCACCCGCATAATGCTGGCGATGTAACTGTTTCCACTCAGTTTCTTATAAGTGTCAAACATCTTGTTCATATTATCTTTTTCATGAATAGGAATTGCTTGACGCTTGCAATACTTGTAGAATGTTTTCGTAATAGAATCACGAATCAGCGCCCTGTCCGTGTTTTCTGATTCCGCGAGTTTTCGATTTATTTCTTCCAAAGACGCTAAGATAGCAGCCATCCCGTCTTCAAGTGTTTGATTCTGGCCAGACATGATGGTGTATTGCTTTTGCGATGTTTGCGAATTAATTGCAAGCCCACTTTCAACGGCCTTAAACCTCTCATCAATCGCTTTTGTTACATCGACAATCTCAAGAGATCGCCTCACCCAAGAAACAAACCAATGCTTGAACGGCTTGAACACTTTGCCAACAAAAACAAAAATACCTGTCAGCGCACCAAGAATGGCTGCAAGGCTCAACGTGTTTGATTTGAACTGGTCAAAAAAGTTCGGGGGCGGGGGAGTTGCAGACGGCTTTGCCCCAGACTCAGTTGCACATACAACTATTAGAAAAGAAAGGGCTGCCACCACCACAGTAATGACAGCCCAGGTTTTAAGAAATTTGCTATGCCTCCATAGGGGAAAATCCCTCCGCATACAGCATCACGCTCATTCTTTCAAAAATCAATCTACTTTCACATCCTTGCCACGGTTTTCGGCCAGAGCCTTTCCAACTTCCTTACTTACATCCAAGTTGCCAAACGATTCGATGGCAGCCTTCAAGTCAACGCCATCTACTGCGCCTTCAATCTTGGTGAGCAATGCTGTGGCCTTCTCAAAGAACACATCAATGGGCTTCTGTGCCAGACGCATTTCAATGCGCTTATTGACAGCCGTGCGGATCGCACCGAGTTGCTGTTTGCTAATTGAGGCAAGCAGGTCGCCCATCAGGTCGCCCGCATACAACTCTTCCATCAGGTTGTCCACCGTGATTTCAATTTCGCCAATGTCCTCTGTGGCGTAAGATCTGACGATGTTCAGCCAGAACTGTTCCTCGTAGATTTCGGGCAAGTATTCATCGTCTACAAACATCCCCTCAACGGCGAGGGTGACGCACCTCAGTTTTTCTTCCAAAGTGATGAGGTTTTTGAACTTAATTTTGTCTAAAACCATTTATATTTATCCCCCTTAAACCTAAAAATGCTTATCAAACTGCGATTTCATCATCGCCCTCACCACGAACCGCCCCGATGATGCGTTCAACAGCATCGTAGGCACCGTTAGCGGTGAGAGAGGCGCCAGCAGAGTTGAGGATGTACAGAACAATGTCAACGCCTTTGAAGTCGTTGGTCGCCAACTTGTAAACCACCATGATCACGATGGCGATTGCAAAACTAACCAATTGGGTGGGCACGCGCTCAAGGAACTTGAACACTTTGGAGAACTCGGTCATCAGCGCCACGGCAGCGGCGAAGCCAACAAAGGTTCCAATGAACTCCCACGTCATGAATTCAGTCATTTCTATTACCCCTTCTTAATCAAATATTTTCTATCGGAATAACCAACAAATTTTCCATAGGCGACCTTAGCCCAAGTCGCGTCTACTTCCTGAAGCACAGACACCTCTGCGCCTCGCGGAACCTTTGTCAAGCTAACGCCCTTGCGAGGGTCACGCCAAATGTTCAAGGACAACGGATACAAGGTCTTAACAGTTGCCTTATACAGAACACCCTGTTGTGGCTTTCCTTCTTTTTCCAAATATTGCCTGTCAACATAGCCAACTTCGCCGTTATATCTCACCTTAGCCCAGATATGAGTAACTTCCTTCAGCACATCAACCGTGGCCCCGTTAGGAATCTTGCGAATGCTTGACACCTTGTTCGCATAACGCCACAGGTTCAGCGACAGCGGGAACCTTGTGCGTACAACGGAACGATATAGCACATCAGAAGGTTTTTCTTCGGGCTTTTGTTCCGATGGGCTGTCTTGCGTATTATCTTGCGTACTATCTTGGCTATCGCCAACCATTTTCAGATATTGACGGTCAACATAGCCCCTGGTTTTGTCGTACTCTACAAACGCCCAGGAAGCATTGATTTCTTCCAATACATCAACCAATGCACCCCTCGGGACGAGTTTCAGCGACTGCCCCTTGGTGATTGTTGACCAAATATTGAGAGAAAGCGGGTTCCTCGTGACAACCTCTGCCTTATAAATTACGCCCACAGGATTCGGCTTCGGCTCTTGCGTATTACCTTGCGTATCATCTTGCTTATCGGCCAATTTCTTTAGATACTGGCGATCAACATATCCTCTGACACCTTCATACTCAACAAAAGCCCATGTTGAACTAACTTCCTCAAGAACGTTCACCGTTGCGCCTCTTGGAATCAATTTGAGAGACCTGCTCTTAGATGCAGTTGCCCAAATGTTCAAGGACAGAGGGTTTCGAGTAACGGCCTCTGCCTTATACAAGACGATAATCGGCTTTTCTTCTGTGGGCCTTGCAGAACTCGTAGGATGGATTTCAGTCCCAGGATAATAGAACGATAGGATGCCAACGTGGTTCGCACCATTATTGGCAGCCCAAATCGCCCCCTGTTGGCTCATGCCAACGGGGTGCCCTTTAAACGGCTTGCCACTTGCAACCGTCCAAGGGTCGTCCTTGGTGACAAGGTAGGGCAAGTCTGCAACCCAATGGTCTTTAGACGCGACCATTTTGCCACCGTTTGAGTCGGCGTAATAGGTCTGCGCAATTGTTCCATTATAAAGAAGCACCTGCCCGGCGGTCTGCTTAACAGCGTCAAAGGCGTTCTTGAATGCGGGATTTTTTGTGAGCGCCCCACGATACGCCTGATGCACAGTCGTGTCGGTAATCACTTGCCCTTTTTGCGTCCAAAAGTACACAAGCGACCTTGCGGCAATGGCCTGCGCTTTGCAGGCTTCAATATGGCTATTTCCAATTTCAGCAGGAACGACACCAAGCAGATATTCCTCAATGGGCAGTTGGATGACAGTACCGATGGGCTTATTGAAAAACTCTGCGTTTTCAGGGTTTTTGATTTGAAATTTTACGATATGCCCATCAACGATGCTTTTTTCTTGCTCAACGCTCTTGTCTTTATAAGCGCCGAAGAAATCAGCAATGGCGTCAGCCAAGTTTTCCGCAACCTTGTCCATGTTCTCATGGAACCATGTGGCGTCCGCCAAGTTGTCATGAAACAAGAGTTCTATGTACACAGACGGGCACTTGGGTGCTCTTGCCTCGTAGAAAGTATAAGTTCCAACGCGAATCCTATCCTTCAGGGGGTACAACTTCATCCAGTGCTTCTTGAAAATCTTTCCGACTTCCATGCTCTCTAGGCGTCCTGGGTAAAAACCGAATGTAGTGCCACGCGCAGTGCCCTTGGCCGTGGCGTTGGTATGGATGGGCAGATACAACTGAGCACCCCAACGGGTTGCCTCATTAACCCACTTCGTCATGCTGTCACCGCGGTTGTGAACCTTGTGCTCAATTCCATAAGCATCCAGGTATGGAAGCATCTTGAATGTCAGTTCTTCGCAATGATCTCGCTCCGAGTGGCCCAGGATGCAGCGATTATTTGGCTGGTTACTTGGGCTTAAAAACACTTTCATCTATTCTTCACCTCAATAAAAAAGCCCGCCCTTGCGGGCGGGGCTTTGAGTAGTTTTAAGTGAAACCGTTACTTCGTCCCAGTCTGCTGGGTAAACCTCTGGATTGTGAACAACACCGTCTCGTTTTGCCTTATAGTGCTTGCCGTTCTTCGGCCAATACCCAATCTCATCCTTACCAAATGCCAATTCAGTTGTGATGATTTCGGGTATTTCGCGATAGTTTGTATCGCTAAACAGAAGTTCGTCCCAAAGTTCCGGGGCATTGTCAGGGTTCTGGTCTAGCCTGTCCCACAGGTCAACTTTTGCCTTCATAACAACGCCGTTCCAGTTGATGCGCTTGTTAGTAGGAACCAACTCGCCACTATTCCGCAATTCGCCATAGATTTCGGGATGCTCAACAGCGATTTCATCCGGCAAGTCCGCCGCTATGCTGTCCAGTTTCTCCTTCAGCACTTCCGCTTCCGGGGGTTTGTACAGGACAAGGGAGTGCTCAAGGAACTCCGTGAACCCATCCTGCTTGTACTGGTCGATTAAGTCTTGGGGCGC